AGATCATGATTATGTAAATTTTTCCAATTTCCTTGTTTATCTTTTATTTCAAGATGATGTGTCGGAATGGTATTGTTTGTGGTGCTAATGCCTTCACCTTCATATTTTCTGTGTGGTATATGTTTTGTTTTGACACGCAATAATGCCGCGCCTTTATGAGTCCAAAGATGTGTATCTTTTTCTTTTCTTTCAAAATATGAACCTATTCCTGTAGTATTTTTTAAACCGTGTTTTTGAATGCTTTTTAAATGTTTACTATGTGTAACATGATAATGATATGAGTCATCAACCTTTTCATTTAAAAATTGACTAAAGGTTAACATTTATGCTGACATAGCCAATTTAGCTAACCGCATGAATGTGTTGACGCCTTTGGTCAACATAACTTCAACTTTTTCTTTGTTTTCTTTCGAGCAACGAGCAAACATAGCCATGATTGCATTAGCCTCTGGTGGGTCCACATCTAACTCCGATCCGTCAGCAAATTCCAAAGTATCTCCCTTATTTTTTTGAACGATGTTTTTGAGGGTGGCGAGATTATCAGCAGTAAAAGCTTCTGGGTCATCGTTGTCTTTTGGTAATGGTTCTTTTTTGGGTTTGACTGCTTCTGATTGAAGATCACTAAACGGAAGCGTAAATGTTCGTTTCAGAGAGTCACTGTAATATTTCATTATGGTATTTGACCAATATTTTCTAGATGAATTGGTTGAGCGTTTGTTTCTGTTCGAAATGAAACTAAACCAACAGGAAACATATCACATAAGTAGATTGTTCTGATATGGTAAACATAATCACCACCAGGTATAGAGTTAGGTAAATCAATATACACAAAAGGATTACGTAAAGCTTGACTGAAATTCCCACCAGCTATAACGGTGTCTAAAGGGAATGCAGTATTGAGATTTAGGCTGATTAATATATGAGAATTGAGCCGATCACACGCTTTATAGAATGATTCTGGTGGTGTATGTAATTCTACTTCCAAGATTCTAGCTTTGTCTCTGTGTATAACATGCATAGAAGATATGGTTATTGGTTGTGGTGTTCTGAATGTGTAATAATAATCAGCCACTAGTTTACTACCAAAGAAACCACCAAAGACACCTAGGAGAATACCCAATACTACTACAATAGGCGTCCATTTTGAAGTTGTTAACCAACTAAGCATTTTGTATCCTTGTTACCTATTTGTCTGTACTGTCAGGATTTTTGTGAGATTTATAACCTTTGTTCCGCATCCAATATGCTAAAGCCCACGGGTTTGTAATGTCTTTGTGTTTTTTCATTGCCTCAGTTGTTCCTTTCCAACCGGGGGGTGATATTTCCTCAATTTTCTTCTTTGGTTTCTTATTATCGTTAGCTATTTTGTCGATAACAGTTGGTGGTTTGTTATCGTTAGCTGCGATATATTCAAGAAACGTTTTCATTTTAGTCTTTTTTCTTTGGTTTTGTTACTTCGCTACGCCCAACCTTTTCAGCGGGGCTTTTTGATGTTTGAGTTGGTCCTCTATCTCCATCGGTTGAAACTTTAGCTTTGCTCCAATCAATTTTGGTGTATTTTGGTCTTCTAACTTCATCCAATTCTTCACCGATTCCCACTAAATTTTGAGCAACAACCACACGTTTTGCTTCAAGAGCATCGTGAATTTTCTCACCAATAGCTGCATGGATTGCTGATTGAACATCAATAGCATTATTTTCCATTGATGATGTAATAATATCTCTTACTGTTGTCATTGTTTCCTCGTTTGTTGTCTTATATAAATTTTTAACACCATCTCTGATAGCTTTATTTTTTGCTTCTTTATCTGGATCTATTTTCTTTTTTAAATTTGTTTCAGTAGCACCACTTGTAGGACTATCACCGAAACTAATTCGCGATTTTGACCAATTAATAGGTCGTTTTGCTTCATCTATTTTCTTGAACATTTCTTGATCCTTTTCAACTATTTATTTATTGTTTGAAGTCTTTGATTTGTTGATTTATACCTTCATCTTCTGGATCAATCAATTGTCCTGCTTCTGCATTAGATGCTAATTGATCAGGATCAAGCCCACCTTGACCTGGACCATCTTCTTCACCTTCTTTTTCTTTGTTCTCTTTTTCGATCTCTTTTTTCATTTCTTTGATTTCATCATCAGTCAATCTTAGAACATTCCGACGAACCCAATCCTCAGAATAATATCTCCCCGTATATGGATCAATGAGTGTAACTAAACCAAGTCTTTCTTTCATAATTTCAGCTTCTTTCAATTCGACAAAGTAATTATCTTTGATGAAATTGAAAAGAATATTTTCTTTAAATATGTGATTTCGGTTGTTCTACCAAGTGAAAATGCTTCTTGGGGATCAAGTCTAGCAACAGGAACACCTAATGACTTGTAGAGTTTCTTTTCAAAGTAAATGACATCTTCCATGACGCCTAGATTTTCAGCACCACCTAATGTCGTTACTTCGGTAGAAGCAACACCTTCACGACAAGGTATCCAAAAATCTTCCAACATAGATAAGTTACGAACATTACTTGTAACTTGACCTGTCTGAGCGTCATATGTGATTTTGTTTTTATATTTGGCCATCAAGTCATTCATAACTTGTTCGGCCTTTAATTTTGGTAGATTACCAACATTGATTTTGAAAATTCGACGTTCTGGTGCTCTAGAGATACGATAGATGACAGTTGCATCTTCAACCATTCGTAACTGATTGAGAGGTTTGATTGCTTTATGGAGATAACTGAGAACAGTTGATCGTCTAGCATCCATTAGACCTGAATTAATGTTAACGATAGAGTCCTTAGCGATCTTGACACCAGGTAAATTATTACTTCCAGATGTTGAAGTTGTTGCTTGGACTTTATCATTATAAACATAATATTCATTAACTGTTGTGACCACCTCAACACCAGTTTGAATGTCTTTCTCTTTTTTGATTTCTCGAATTTTGCGAATTTTTCTGGGATCAATGTAACGAAGTTCTTGAATACCACTTGTTAGATTATTTTGATCTACTATGACATGATAGAAGATTCTTCCATCAACATACCATCTGCGAAAAATCTCTTGAGCCATGTTTTTATAGTTCAATAATTTTAATACGTTATCAAACTCTTCGGTGATTTTCTTTTTGATATTAGAAGAAGCAACCTTATCCTTCAAATCATCCATTACGATTTCGATTGATTTACCATCATCGTCTTGAACAATTGCTTCGTTGATAACATCATCAATGGCTGACTCTAATTCAGGCTGCATGGCCATTTCACGATATCTTGTTATTAATTCGATTTCGTTTTTAGCTGTGCCATCTAAATCAAGATATGTACCATAATGCGCCGCACTACTGACGGTTAATGCTCCATCTTCGGAATTTTGAGGAATGAATGATGGTTGATTATTTGAACCAAATTTATCTTGGACTCTTGTAAGCTGGAGCCCAAATAATTTTATCTCGATGTTAATTCTCCTGTTTTTATCACAAAAATATCTCCTGATATAAATAAGGTAAAGGTCGCGATGTAACTAGCATCCACCTCATCTATTTCTTGGAGGAGAAACAGCATATGGATATTTATGCTCCACTACAAAACAAATATTATCTTTGGTATTGTAATCTTATTTATAAATTTCAATTGCGTAACTGGAACAAAAAAACACCAGGTGCAATAAAACATCATATTGATCCTAAATCCTTTTATATAAAATACGCTGATGATGGATGGAAAACAACAAATCCAGATATTAAAGAGAATTTAGTGTATGTCTCTGATCGGGAGCATCTAGGGTTACATAGATTATTATGTTGTTGTTATGAACATTTACCTAAAAAGAAAATGTGGAATGCTTTTATGTTGATGTGTGGTGGAAATAAATCTTTACATTATTATGAATTAGCTAGAAAAATGCAAAGTGAAAATATGAAGGGAGTAAACAATCCTAGATATGGGACTACAAGTAATTTAGGATACAAACACACAGATGAAACGTTACAATATCGTATAGCTAAACATGCTGATAGTATTAGTTGTGAATGGAGTATTTGTAATCCTGATGGAAATATTTTATTGATCAAAAATCTACGAAAGTTTTGTAGAGATAATGATTTATGTTCTTCTAGTATATGGAAACTTTTGAAAGGTAAAACAGTATCAAATAATTATAAAGGATATTCAAAACCTTTATAATGAGTTATTTTGGTTGAGGTAATATTGGAATCGATGAATTTGTTGTATAAGATTGTTGTGGTGGTATTTCATATCGTGGACTAGTATTTTTAAAAAATACAGCACTTCCAATTATAATACTAACAAGTATAGCAATACCCGATAAAATTAAAGGAGTGTTAGATAAACTACTGGTATGTCTTGTTTCCTGAGAGTTTGCGATTTTGTCGATTTTGTCGATTTTTTCTGTTAATGATTTGATTGCGATGTCGAAATTTTCTCTAGTCGATGCAACTAATGTTTCGGCGTGTAATCTAGCGTTGTCTGCGACAGTTTTTGTAACATCATTAACTGTAGCACGCCATTCATTTGTTAAAGTATTATGTAGTAATTGCGCGTTTTCAGCTTTTGTTATAGCTTTTTCTGCTGCTGCTAATGCCGCCGATACTGATTTTTCTGCTGATATACTTGCTGCATTTACCGCTTCTTTGGCTGCTGCCAATGCAGCATTAACGGCTTTTTCTGCTGCTAAAGAAGCCGCAATTAATGCTTGTAAACTGGCATCATATCTTTGCTGATATCTTAAATCTGTTTCTTTATTGATGGTATCAAAATGTAGAGTTAATTGATTAATTTTGGAATCAAAATGTTCTTTTAAAGAATTGATAGTCCAATCATTTTCAACCATCTTTTAATTTAGAAGAGGCCTCTTCTGCTGCACTAAGAATTTTTTCCGCCGCTACATTAGCTGTATCGGAAACGATTATAGCCGCTTGATTAGCAGTATCAGCTAAACCTGTTGCAATATCTAATGCTTTTTCAACCATTAATGTTGCTTTTAAATGTGCATCGTTAACTATTTCTAAAGCTTTCGTACCAGCAACATTTATGACATCATTGACGGTTGTGGTTGTTTGTTGAGTTGCCCAATCTCTCCCTTGCATTTGACCTTCGGCCATACCTAATTTTTTAGTTAGATCCAATGTTTTGGATGTTAGGGTTTCGATATCAAATGATAGGTTTTCTACAGCCGTTCTGACACGTAGGATATGAAATAATGTTAGTATCCCACAGACTGCGCTAATTGATAGACCAACAGTAAAGTAAGTTTGTAGCCCAGAGAGATCGATGATCATGAAATCCTTTTAGCGGAAGTAAAACCCGTGGCCTACACCTGTGCCCGCACCACCAACCATAGGAAGAAGAAATTCGAAAATGAGAATTAAAACACAAAAAACAACGAAAATGACGCGAACAATTTTGCCAATTGGATCAGGGAGAACAAAGAGTCCTATAACCCACCAAATTAAACCAGCAACTAGCGCAAAAACAAGAAGTGAAATAAGAAGACTAAACATGTTGATTTCCTTATGAGTCTGTTACAGGAACAGGGATTTGACTTGTCCAATATTGATATTGTAACGTCTGTGTAAATTCTTCAATAGAATCATTTGCTCCCCAATCTAGATCGATTGGAGAACCATCTATTGGAAATAATCCAATGAAATCGTATTGTTTAATAACATTTCCTGTTTTTCCATACTGAACAACACTAGCATTAACAGAATAACCAAGAGCGTCCAACATAGAAGGATCACGAAGATTTCCAGCATGTGAATTGATAAGGTTCATCCAACTTTCGAAGGCGTTCTTAACAAGAAAATCTTCGTCGTTGATGATAGAAATAGTCCATGGGGAAAAAGTTCTATTACCTGGAACTGGAACTTCTCTACCAAAATAGAAAAGAGGAACAACCCCAACAGTTGATCCTGGTAAATGAGAAGATTTAGCCATGAATGTGGTTTTAGCTTGAGCAGTACCAGAACCTGTAATGACCTGTGGAGGGAAAGCAAGATAAACCTCAAAGAGATTTGGTCTTGCTCCGTCGTAAACTAGGTTTGATCGAAATTGATTTACGTTAAATGACATGGATGTTAGTCTCCAATTAGTATTTCTATTTATATTCGATTAAAAAGTGCCCACAATCTCATCAAAACTTACATCTGTGCCAACGGCGACGAATCGAAGTGTGATAAAATTGATCGATCTTGCTGGTTTAATGTATATATCCCCAACAAACTGATCGGCATCAATAATATCAGGTGTGTTGTTTGTTGTATCGCAAACCACTTTATAATCATAGATACCACGACGACCTTTGATTGTTCTCAAGAAAGGATCAACCATGTTCACGAAGGCCGCTCTTGTGAAATTATCGTTGAACTCGAAAATCGAGAATTTTGCAGCGGTTGCAATTGATTTTTCTAGAGTAATGAATAGCCGACGAACGTTGATGCGATCAAACGCACTTGGTCTTGCTTGTAGTGTTTTATCACCAAAGAGAACCGTTCCTTGTCCTTTGAAACTGACAACAGGGTTTACAGCATTGGTGTATAGTAAATCTCTATAAGCAGTTCCAACTGTGTTACTTGGGTTCCAAGCTAGTCTAGCTAGATTTTTGATATTACCTCTATTGTAACCTGCTGGTGAGAACCATGGGTCAGCAACACGATCGGTTTGAGCACAGAGACCAGCAGTATCACCATTTAATGGAACGTAAGTATAGATGTTGTTATACTTGTCGAACATATATTTCCAACCACTATCTAGAACAGCATAAGAGGACTGTCTATTCAATGTTGGTAAATAATTGCTAACGATATTCGTTGCTTCAAAGTTGTTTTGATTGATAATATCGGTATATCTTGGTAGGATCAGAAAGACCATTAGAAAATGATGTGTAGTTGTATGGAGTTGTTAAACTAGAACCACCGTTGAGTGAAACGTTTAGTGGAGTGATAGGATCAACGAATGATGTTGATTGTGCGTTATTGCCCCAATTGGTAGCGGTCGAAGGATGATCAGCCCAATAAACGTAACGAGATTTATTGAACAATACAGTTGTGTAATAGTTTGGAGAAGAATCATTATTCTTTGCATCGGCCGCTGCTGAAACAAAGGGATATTTTTCTAGGATGAAGTTTTGTGTAGAAGAACCAAAGAATGATCCGTTCGAGTCAACAACAATAATGTGCATTTCATCATTTGAGCCAGCCTTTTGTGCAGCATATGGAGATGTTCCAGGTGCACCATTGAATTGATTAGCATATTGCCATTTACGAACGATTGCTAAATTGTTGCCTGTTGAAGAAAGAAGTCCAGCAGATGTGTTCACACGTAGACCTTGAACACCTGTAATAGAAACATAACCATTAGAACCATTACC